TTATATATAACCATTCTGTGTCAGCATTTCATTAATCCATACCTCACCACTGGTTGTAAACAATGCCTGTGAGAATCCAACCTCGGACTGTTTCATTTCACCCAGACCATCTTCAATGAACCATTGTTTGAACGTTTTACCACGTTTGATAATGGTGTTATATACGTCCAGTTCAGTTAATATTTTATTGAGCCATTGAGCTGATTTACCATGTTTCTGTGCTATCTGGGTAGCATTCATTAATGCGTCACGTGTTACCAATCGATCAACAAAATCGACCTTTGATTGGTTTTGCTCCTTTTCTGCCTGCAACTCAAATAATTTAAAATACAATTGTGAACGTGGTGTGGTCAGTAATGGGTCTAAATTGGCTCGATTTTCTAACTCAGTCCAGCGATCCACCAGTCTGGCGGTAAACTGTGGGGACAATTGCGCCACTATAATAGTGGTGTCGCGTTTGCCCTGAGTGCCTGAGAAAATATATTCCATTGATGGTCTGCCACCAGAGGCACCGCTGGGGTTTACCTCAGAATGAGGAATACTAATAACCTGTTGTTTTACAAGTGTTTCTATAGTTCGTTTAACATTATCGTGCCGTTTGCTTGTCAGATCCGCAATTTCTCTACTGGTCATGGTTGGCGTTTGTTGGTTTTGGTTTTGATTTACATTAGTTGTTGTTATTTGGGTTTGTAACATCGTTTCTCCCACTGGTAATTATTAATTTCGGTTAGGTGGTGGTTTCGTCTGAATTAGTTATTACACGGTTTCGTCAGAGTGTCCAAAAATACTATATTCAAACATTATCCATAATGGTGATTTTTGTAGGACGTTCGAGTCTATAATCTAATTCTGTGGGACGATCATATATATCATCCCTATATCCCTGATATCCCTTTATGTATTGGGTTACACGTGCATCGAATGCGATAGTATCCCCTATATTGCATTGTTCCCATGATTTACCACATGTGAACCATATATGGTCTGTTAATACAGTATCATTCCCCTCTAATCGAACATCGGTTAACAATATTGTTTTCAATGGTTCACCACGATATGCATGTTTTTTACCATAACGTTCAATGGTTGCAGTGAATCTCAGACGTTGATCCATTAATGGTTTTAGTTTGTTTCTCATAATGTATGTGCCTCCAAATCAATTAATCTGACTGGATTATTACACGCTATTTTCTAGTGTCCAAAATAGTTGCAAATTAAATTTAAAACCCTTGTCAAAACACTGTGTTAGAGCTACTCAGAGCGATTCTCAGGTATTATTTTTGGACGCTCATATGTTAGCGTGTAATAATAATGGCAAGGCGCGTGTGTGGCTGTCATGGTGTTTCTGTGATTGTGGTGGTTTCGTCCATTGTGGTGGCTCACACGTTGCCCCTAGAGATTATTCAACCATAGTTAAACCATTGAATTTAATGGTGTTTTATGGTGTTTCAAATCATGCTGGAAAAAATATTTTAAATACATGTACAGAATAGGAAAAACGTTCCTGAAAGTGCTATATATAGTTTAAATATTAATTTTGGACGATCGTCAAACAGCGTGTAATATTGTATTTGAGACGTAATCACGTCTATTCGAGCACGGTATTTGTTCAAAATGATAAATACATGTGTACGAGAAATCTAAATTAAATCGAAATGTATCATTGATCTCCAATGTTGGGGGATCCCTTCGGTGGTTACTCCTTTCCACTGATTGGATCCCCTTTATTAGGGGTGAAATTTGAGGGTATTTGGCAGGGCGGGTCAGCCCTTTAACAGTGACAACAGTATCAGCGCACAGGAGAGATTATGGCAAAACAAAAAATAACACAGGGTAACAAACTCAGGATTTACAACAGATTAATCAACGGTGAAACCGTACCGCAATTAGTGACAGAGTTGGGGATATCTGAACGAACATTATTCCGTATTAAATCGGAAATTGCTAAACAACAGAAACAGGAGAAATGAAAATGACTGATTACGAGTTATTATGTGAGTATTATGGCATGTCAGCAAATTATATGGATTTTGATATGGACAGTATCAAAGATCCAAATGAATTATTTTTAAATGCTCGATCTGGAGTAGAGGCATCAATGAACATAATCAGTTACATAAAACAATGTATACAGGTTAAATTGGGGATATTTTTACAGGTTGATGAATTTCAATTGCATCAATTTTTATATCATGACGGTGAAGATAAAAAATATCTAGAAGATATGGCAGTTTATGATGTTGTAATATCATGCTTTCATTTATGGAATGAGAAAACCGATATTAATTACTGTGTCAATAGTTTGAAGTATCCACTTTTCCGATTATACAGAGAGGCTATAAAACAAGGTCATGATTTTGATTTAATTTATTCATATAATGATTTACACAAATCACTAGGGATAACAAATGATTATAGAGATTTGAATATGGATATATTCGATCGTTGGAGTGGTATTTTTACTAGTGTCAGACATATAAATGATGAATTCGTTCGTGGCGATATTGAAGCTGAATATATGGCACGATTCATTAAAAATGTAATGGTGTCAGAATTTGATGTGAAAGAACTTGATAATGATACATTGAGATATGTGTGTATCAATGCTGATTTTCGATCGCGGGTTTTATATAGAATATGTTTTGATTTTTATAATGATCGTTATGAGGGTGGTAATGATATCGATCAAATGCGTGATAGTATGGTTAAAAAATATAATGAATTACTAGAGAATTATAATAATAGATATGAGAAATGAAAAAATAGAACAGGAGATAAAATGAGATATGGAGATAAAATAACTACAGGGACGTTTAACCGATTCCGTGAGACGTTATACCAACAACATGGGATACACATACCAACCGAACTGAAACCACGTGATATACAACATTTACGGGATACTGCTGAGTTTTATTGGTTGGTCTATAACGTGATCTCGGATATGGAACGTGGTTTAGAGGTCGATACCAGTGATTTGAAAACAGTGGCGGCAGTGTTGGGTACATTGTGGCAGGTATTACAGGAGAAATAATGTTTATGGATTATAGAATATTCAACAGGTTCATGGTTACGGATCAATGTACTCAGGAATTTATTGAGTGGTCACAACGAACGGTGTTTTCACATGAGGTTTGTGAGTTTTATCATGAGCTGAGGGGACACTGTTCCAACCCAGTTCGATTGATTGAGATTGGGAACCGAATCAATTACCTGATACATCTATTTGATTTACATAAAGAAAAATCTGATAGGGATAATCCTTATGGGAAACCACTAAATAAAAATGATACGGACATATTCACAACGGACGATCCGTTCTTTGATAATGCAATTAATGTGAAACATACATGGAGATAAAATGAATGAGAATAAATTTTTATTTAGTATACTAGAATCTAAACAGACGTTAACTAAAATATATTCATTAGATAAAAACAATATCAATGATCCCGATTATCTTAAACGATTAACTAAAACCGCTAGAGCCGAGGTGTATAGTGGATATCTAACAAATACATATGATGTTGGATTACCACCCAATGAAACATTTCATAGTTTTGGTGGATTATTGAGGGACGGTGAAACCCTATGTTTGGGTTATGTTCACCATGAAACATCATTACCATGTCAGGGGAATAATGTTAGGTATAAAATAGCTACCAAAGAAAATTTCGACAAAATGAAAAATGAAAATATTTTCCAATATAATAGTGAATATGACGTTTTACATATTAATAATGAAATATACACTGTTAGAACCTGTCACAGTTTTGGTGGTACTAAATCAAGAGATAAAATAAATTCAGCAAAGGGTAAAATGCAATCGGGTCGATTGTTGATGTTTGATATAGATAAACGTGATATTGAACAGTACACTGATGCCGAGCGATATATGATGGCTAATCCAGAAAACTTTACTGAGATACTACATAAAATATTACCTGAGTGTGGTTTTGATAAATGTGGATGGGTGGCTTCATTATCCAACAGTGCTAGGGTTAAACATGTAAATCAACCACAGTTAGCATTTAATGATTTATGTGACAATGGATTTCATGTTTATTACATATTATCCGAACATGGTTATGAAACGTGGCAGCATTATTTACTCAAGGATACAATTGAGAAACGGCTATTTGATCATGATTTATTGAAATGTGTTCATAATTTAGACCGTGAAACGGGTTTACCAAATGGAACGATCAGAGTCATTCCTAGAGTATTTGATATATCTATTATGGCTCAGGGTAACAGAATATCATTCGAGGGTGATCCGATTGTCCCATTTGGTTATGAGTTGTACACTGATAAGATTAAAATTCATGATGGTGATTATATATCATTGGTTAATCTACCTCATGAAAAATTGCGAGATATTGATAAAGGCCGAGTTAAAGCAAAGGGTAAAGCCGAACTTGGAGTTTATTATAATCCTAAAACTAACGAACAATATGATCGTGATTTTGTTGAAAAACGTTTTAACAAACTAGTAACTAGATTGACTAACTCAACACACAGCAAATGTATTAACCTATCAGATATATTTATCCCAAATAATTACTACTCTATTTTAGGTGGCAATGCACCTATCACCGTCGAGGCATTATTAGAGTTGAATGATTTTGACAGAGTTGAGGGTAAAATATCATCTGTACCTGATAGAACTGTCATATTACGCAAGATGGGTGATAAATTAACTGGTTTCGTTCCACGTTTAGCAATGGCTATCAGTTTGTCCAGTATGGCTAGAGCTAGGATCAACTCAGTTATTAACAGTCATACAGGTGAATATTCACGACCTGATCCATTTGCCGACCATTTCAAACAGGATATTATCGAGCGTGGTGCTACTGGTTTTAATGTGATGCATGAACCTGGTATGCATAATATCGAACTGGTTAATGGTATTCGTAATGGTACTCTAAAACGCATTGTATCACGTGCTATTCATGGTTCAGGTAAATCTACTGCTATGGTAGCAACATCGAATAAAAAAAACTTCACAGTGGTTATAGCGCCATTGCGGGCACTATGTAGAGACATTCTAGAGAAATATAATGGTAATAATAGAAACCTGATCCATTATGAGGATTACAAACGAAAAATCAAAACAATGAAACCGTTAGATGTTATTCAAAAATATGATGGTATTGTTTGTTGTGCCCCTAGTTTCGATAGTATATGGAAATCACTAAAACCATGTTTTGTCGTTTATGATACTAATCACATTAATGGTTTTGGTTATAATAATCCGCCACGTTCAGATCCACGTTCTATAAATGTGGTGGTTGACGAAATTGAGGCTATTGTTTCAGGTATATTCACGCCTCCAAATAGTTCAACGAATGGTGAATTGAACAAATCAATCTACTCCAACCCTATGGCATCCTATAACAGTTTGGTTGATTGTTTGAGAACCTCAGAAACCTTCTTTTTAGGTGATGCCGATGTTGGTGATTGGACTGTCAAACTGGTCGAGGATGTACAGGGTGAATATAAATTAGTTCGTAATGGTGACGAGTATGAATGCCGTTATACTGGTTGGGATTTTACCTATCACGTTAATAGATCTAAAATGAAATCTGGTGCTAGTTGTTATATCAAACATTATGAACGTGGTGCCCAATGGGATATGAAAAATCATGTGGTCAATATGGTTCATAATGCACTTGAAAATGGTGAAACTACCGTATTGTGTAGTAATAGCCGTGAAACACTAGTCCAAATATTCAGACGTATAGACAAACAATATCATGATAACTGTGCGTTAGTGGTAGGTGACAAAAATAACATCATTGATGATATGAAAGTAATGCAAAAACGGGGTGAGGATTTAACCACGGACGCTATCAATTATATTAATGATAACAATATCAAACTGATAGGCTTGTCTCCACGTGCTACCAATGGTTTGAATATTGATTTGGACGAATCGGTGATCGGTGATTGTATCTACATTCAATCTGAGAATGTTTCGTACACTCATGACAAAGTGATCCAGCATATATTACGTTATCGTGGTAAACGTGATTTACATGTTTTCTTACCTACTCATTATGAAATGGGCAATCGTGGCTATTTGAATAATACTCATCGTGGTCTAAAAATGATGTATGACAAGAGTTTGAACATGTTCAATATTGATTTTAGATCGTATGAGATAAATCTATTAACATATATTGATGAACTTGGATACAATATTGTTGATGGTGAGCCGTTTACTGATACGGTGGAACGTGAAACCGTGACCAAGCTAGAAACCGTAGAGGATACGATTAGAGCTAATGTTGGTACGGATATTATTAACACGTTGGGATTAACCTCAGTCAAAAAATTGACCAGTAACGGGTATTACAAACAGTATGCCAAGCATTTTAGTGCGTTTTGTAGAACTGACCTCATGAGAGGGTATGATATCAACAAAATGGCTGTAGGAGTTCATGAGGCAATGTCTGCGGTGTTAGAACTTAATAGACTAGTATCCCCTTACGTTGGAAAGAAAATGTGTAAGAGTCGCATTAAGGCGCTTAGAAACGATATTAGGCAAGCGTCTATAACCGTTTTCGTCTCTGATAACAATATTAACTATGTTGGTTATACCTCATTATCAGGTGTTCATAATGGTATTAATGATAACAAACAGAGTAACCACGGATCTAACGCCGTTTCGAATATCGTTAATAGGCATGGTGACAAGATTGGTAATTTTATGGCACGTTTGGGGCATTCAAATGCGAATTTTGACAACGTGGACAAAATACAGATCCCGATTGATGACTTGTTGTTAGTTGATTTTAGGGCTAATGGGGTAACTGATTCAGAACGTGACGTTAGGGAATTGAAATATATTCTTGAGGTTGGTGGGTATGATCTTAATCTTAATAACATTAGAGCTAGTTCAATAGGTATTGAGCCATTAGATCAGGATGAGATAGATCAGATTAACGACAAGGGGCGAATAAAATGTTTTACGGTTAGTGAGTTCGAATTTGACTTCAAACACCGTGAGCAATTTATGATTGATCATTTCGTTAGTGGATCTGAGAGACATCATTTTGTTCATTGCAAACCGCAGCAGATCGAATAGGTGATAAAAATTGGCACCTCAAAACTATTGTTAATATATATATAAATAAAAGATGAGGTGCCAAATCTAACCGTTTGACGAAATCCATTTTAGGGGCTAACCTTCGGGTTAGCCCCTTTTTTTGTACTTTCCACGTATCGATCAAAACCTAGATCAAATCCTAGATCAAAATTATATTTGTGCTGATAGTACACTAAACAAATGCAGATCAAGCTTTTCTTTTAATTGTTCTTTCGTTAATCCTGTAGGGAATCGACTGAAATCAATAGACACAGGATAACCCCAGACACATGGAAGGTTATTTTCTGCATATTTTAGCAATCCATTATCGAGTATCAGCCTAACCGTGCCACGCTCTATATAAGCGTTCCACAAACCGTGGACATATTCAGCCTCACTCAACAACTGGCCGTACAAAAATTGATCAATTGCATCCTGAATAGTTTCAATTGTTTCATTAGTTTCCATTCATGTATTCCCTCAATGATGGTTCAAAATGCCGCATAACATCTAAAGCCGTTGTTCTACCAGTAACTAACATGGTGCTGACTAACATGGTGTCATCAGTTAGATCATGATCGTTGTCAATAATTATTAAATCATTTGTATTTTTATTGTGTACAAGATAGAGGGTTTTCTCGCAGCAATCATCTAACCTTCTGATTATATTGATAGATTGTTTTGCTATATCATCCAAATTTCGTTGAACTAACATTAGCGGTTCCCTATATTGCTGATTCCAATCCTAATGTTATATCACAAGTTTACAAATTAGAAGGAGCCAAACGGCTCCTTTTCTAACTAAACGACACACAGAAAAATCTATTGAAATGATCATGAACCTGTTCATAGGTTGTCCTATTAGTTCCTGTCATCCATGCAATACATTTACCTCCACCTCTACCAATCCTCAACACAGGACTGAATCTAACCTCATTAGATTTTATTATATCTATAGGATCCACTAGCTCAATAATACAGGTTTCACCATCAGCTAATTTTTTCAGTTCTGATAATACATTATCTTCAAATTGTCTATTTAATATTTTCATTTAATTTAATCCCCTAAATGTTGTTGATCAGAAAACCATTTCCTGATTTCCATTTCATTATAACCAATCGTAGCAGACACCAGTACAAGAGTTTTGATCTTTCTGCTGGCTGGTGTCCACTAACTCCATTTCGATAAATACCTATGTAGAAACAAAACATAGGAGACATTATGATAATAGGACTATCAGGCCGTGCAGGATCAGGCAAATCAACCGCGGCGCAAATACTAGAACGAACATTACCCAACAACACCATTGTACCCGTTGCCCAACCACTAAAACAAATCGTTCACATACTATATCCACGTATACCCGTAGAGCTACTCGAACCACAAACACCCGAACAACGCATCGAGCGAGAAGAACGTAATTTTCCCGAATATAGTAATAGAACCACTCGGAGAATATTATTGGATAATGCCGATAAAATGCGAAAACAATATGGTGAGCAGATTTTCACTGAACTATTATATGAAAACATTGAGCTAGCCCAATCACAATCTGAATATATCATCGTACCCGACATTCGTTATGACTCTGAGGCCAATGTAATCAAACAACAGGGTGGTATTATCCTACACGTTAACAGCCATGATTCATATACAGAAATTTATCACACTAGTGAGGCAGGTATTAGCGTTAACTATGTTGACCGTATGATCCACAATGTCTCCACGCTGGACGACCTCGAACGGGAGGTTTTACGAGCGTTATCATGTTGTACTGTGACGGTGTGACATTATGGATTACATAGTGTCCCATAGTAAATACATATAATGCCTTAGAATGGCTTACAGGAGCTTTAATGAATGAAACAACACAAATGATTGAATATCTCAAAACTATTATATCTGAGTTACTAGCACATACTGTCAGGATCAAAAACAATTATAACCAACAAATAGATCAGCACACTTTGATCACGTTGTATGAGCTATTAGAGAATCATACTAACAATCCTCTGAAACACACTCAAACGCTCACAGACAAGGATATAGAGAACATTCAAATAATCACATTAGAACAATATAAACATGTCTCTGAACGCATTACAGAGATTACAGGATTTCCATTATGTCGATATTTCTAGAACCATCTATACTCACTCATTTAGAGCCACCAACAGTAAACACAATGTGTAATCGCATCCACGGTCACATGTGGTTAGGTATGAACTGGATTTTGCCCAAACATTATTACAGATATCGAGATCTTGAAATCAGATACTGTGAGATTAACGAATCGTACTCAGTATATTGGCTCGGAATGAATACTGGGATCTATTTCGACAGTGAACAACATCCATTACCTGACGTACAGGACTACAGGGCATTAGTAGCGTTCATTAAATGGTTGCAACTTGGAGCACAGGTATAGGAGCCAAAATGTACTCAGACATTATAGAGCGATTATATGCAATAGGGATATTACTCAACAGTGACCAGATAATATCTATCCTCAACAACAAGGATCATCCATTATATAAAACTGTAAAATGGCAAACATGGATAACCATCAATTCATCTGGACAAGATCATGTGAATCTGTGGAGAGTACGATCATATTTTAGGAGCTAAATTGAATGCTAACAATTACGGACATTGGGATACACGACTAGTCGGACAGTTTGAGCCACGTGATTATCTATATTTCACCTATCGGATTACCTTTGATAATGGTGATCAATATATCGGAGTGAAGAAACTCTGGCGATCCGTTGATAGAACACCATCTAGTTACAAACGTAGAAACGATTTCAAACCTTCAGACTGGCTAAAGTATAAATCATCATCTAACGCCTGTAAACAACGCTGTGAGGATGAAACTCCCGAATACCTAATACTAGAGCTATTCACTAGTAAAGCGCCTGCAATTGTCTCTGAGTTGCTCCTGACTATAGATTCAAAGCAACAAGGCCAACATTTATTGAATGAATCAATCTATTTGCCCCAAATACCATTATCAACAATTAAACCCATTAAACCAAAACCCAAATGAGATCATAGGCGAAACCACCACATGGAGAGCCAGTGAGAACAATACTCATAACCGCACTAACACCAACAAATAATCAACGGATCGACATAGCCACCGATAATCTAGTAACCCGAGTAGACCATTGGAGATGTGCTAAATGTAGTATTGATCTAGACCAGCAAACCATTGATAACATTAGAGAATCTAAAACCAATAAATCATTCAAACGTGTACTAATCAAAATCCAACAAACTCATCCAAATAATGTTCCATTGAAATGGCTCAAATCATTTCACCAATCACTGAACAAGGCCGAACGGAATCATTTACCTTTCTATAAATTAGTTCTAATGATTACCTTATCAGGATATCAGTACAACGAGGAACAGGATCTATTAATGCACGTTGAATCAAAATGATAAATACATGTAGAGAGCGAACATGAACACATAACAGGAGTGATACCAATGAGTGAATGTAAAATCCACGGATGTAAATTGAACAGCTATGGCAATGACTACTGTGTAAATCACAGACACGAATCATCTAGACCAGTCGAGAAACAACCACCTGAAATCAAATCAGGTGAGAAACAACCAACTGAAATCAAATCAGGTGAGACAGTCAAACCCAAACGTAAACCTAGAACTAAACCAAAATCAGATGAGTAATAGACATAGAGAACAATCGGCCAAATATAATAATCAACGTTGGCGCAATGTATCTAAATCAGTTAGGCAACAGACACCATATTGTGTTTACTCCATGAACAAATATGGAATCATGGTTACTCCAGATGTTGTTGACCATTATATAGAGGCACAGGACGCACCAGATCTATTCTATCACGAGAATAATTTAATCCCGTTATGTCATACCGAACACAACACGAAAACTCAGCAGGTAGCCCGAGCGAGAGCCGCAGGATATAGGGATTTAATTGATTGGTATAGAGACAATGCACCCAATGAACAAACACTGGAGTTAGTAGAGCAATGGATAAACAGCATGAGGGAATAACCCCTATCATCCACACAATGGAACTGAATGGTTTATTAGTTCAGTTTGGTGACGAGATATATCAGATCATAATTGACTCAGAACTGAACATCAACATTAGGGATATGGATAATCAAACACCAACCGTTGATGATGCCCGTGATATTATCTGGTTCGCAATGAATCAAATAAATCTTAATAAAATCAATTAATTACATGATAGGGGGGCGGTTCCCAATATTACCCGCCACGGCTGATAGCCCCTGTTCTCTAGAATTTACGCGAAAAGTGATTTTTTCCAGTTTAAAAAAAGTCGATTTAAAACAAGGAGTTAAACCAAATGGCAAAAATAACCTCAGTGCCCAGAGATATTTCTGATCGAGCAAAACAGATCTATCGTGATCTAGTGCGAAACAATAAACATTTATTGGACACTGACAGAGACCTTCTATCTCAATATTGTTCAGTTCTCGCGCGTATAGAAAATATTTCTAGAGAATTAGACAGCAGCGAACTGATGGTTAGTGTTGGAGGTGATCGAAAACAACGTTCCCCATATATTGGTTTATTGGCACAACAACAATCAATAGCATTGGCTCTAGCCGATAAATTAATACTGACTCCAAAATCTCGAAATCAGGCAGACATAAAGAACGAAAAACCCGAACAAGAGGATCCATTCGCCAGAGCAATGAACGACATATTCAATGATTTAGGGGAGGATGATGACGAATGATAAACTAAAACGCCTGTCCAAATATGATCACCTCACTAACAATCCAGATTTCACCGACCGAATAGCGGGTAATAAATTAGATTCAGAATACTGCCAAGATTGGCGCGCCGCCGATCAGTATGCATACGACATTTTATCAAACCGTATTCAGGCTAATAAATGGACTAGACTAGCCTGTGAACGGTATTTCAATTACCGAGAAAATCCAGATTATTATTTGGATAAGAAATCAATAAACCTGATCATCCTAATCGCCAATGGACTAAACCACGTTAAAGGCCCATTAGGTGGAAAACCTATTCGTTTAATGCATTGGTTGATATTCATCATTGCTAATGTCTATGGATTCAGACACCGAGATACCAAAAATCTAGTATTCAACAAAGCATTTATATTTGTTGCACGTGGCAATGCCAAATCGACACTGTTATCAGTGCTATCCATTTACAGTCTGATGTTCAACAGAAACGAATCACCATTAACTGTATCAGCAGCCCGAACCAGAGATCAAGCCCGAATCATTTTCGAAGATGCCAGAAAAATGATCCTGAACGCTAACGAATACATAAGAGACAAATTCGAGGTTCAACAGCATCAAATCATTTGCCTAGCCAATAATGGAGTATTCAAACCCGTATCCAGTGATTCACAATCAATGGACGGTATGCGGACTACACAAGTTTTAATTGACGAACTTCACAGCCATAGATCAACGAACACCAAGGATACACTGGAAACAGGGTTATCAAGTTCGATTGATTCAGTGATGTTTATGATATCAACGGCAGGTGAGAATCTACCCAGTAACCCAGCCAAATTAGAACAACAAATAGGCCGAGATATTGTTAGTGGAAATATCAATCAACCGAACTATTTCTATCTGGAATACTCACTGGATGATCATGACGATTGGCAAAACCAAGATAATTGGATAAAAGCAAATCCATCACTAGGACATAGTGTCTATCTAGATAATTTAATTCAAGATGCCCAACTGGCGAAATCAGTACCCAGCAAACGAACCAGTTTCCTAACCAAACACTGTAATGTGTTTTATCGTGGCTCAGAAGATTCATTCATTGATCAAACCGAATACTCTAACGCAGTCGCACCATTTAGATGGGAATCATTCGGTAAACAATCGGGATACCGTTGTTATATAGGCGTGGATTTAGCCTATGAGGATGATTTGTGTTCAGTCGCCTACATATTCGAACACACTCAATCAGGTAAACGATACGCTACAACACGGTCATTTATCACTAGTGGCATGTTACAGAAAACTAGTGAGCACATGGCAAAAATATATTCTACCCTGAAAGACGATTCACACTTAATCGTTTACCAAGGGTATAAACAAGACCATGCATTTATTATGCGGGACGTGTTGGATCAAATATCAAAATATGATCTTGATGTGTCCATGATTGGTTACGATGCTGCCAGTGGTGGAACCCAATTCGCCCAGAATCTGAATAATGAAGATCCCACATTCATACCAGACGATAATTTGATATCGGTCAGGCAGGGATATGGATTATCTGATGCCGCATTGGAATTACGTTCGGATATAGCAAGCCAGAATTTTAATCTAGATGATCAAGATACCACTATGAAATATTGCCTATTTAATGTGTGTGTGACTCAGGGAACGAATAACACCATAAAATTAGATAGACCAAAAGGCACCAATAAAACAGTAAAGATCGATGCCGCCATTGCACTGACTATTGCATATAGAACGATCATATTCGAACGCGATTACAAACACAAACAAACTTCAATATACGAAAAAAAGGATATTTTCTTTTTATGAAACTGATAAATACATAGAGAAGCGGTAATTGACCGCAATAATAATAATGGGGTAACAATGTATAACAGACAATTTAAATCATTTTCGATGGATGACTTGTCCAGAATGTCGGGGACATTCCAAACGGCATCTAGTGGAGTTTCAATTAATACCCAATCAGCACTCAGAAACAGCACGTTTTACGCATGTGTATCATTAATTTCGACCGTGTTATCCAGTATGGGGTTGGAATTGTATTTCGATAATGAGTTATCAAAATTCGGAACCACTCATAGAACATTAACCATAAAGCCAAACGCCCGACAAACGATGCATGAGTTATTAACCAACTATGTATATCAAAAAATACTATGGGGCGATTTTGTTTGTGAAGTGGTGAAAGATCAAGATGGTGAAATATTGGCTCTAAATCCGAGTACCAGTAAACCAAACATTAGTGAATTGTCAAATGGACAGTTGAGATATCAGATCACTGGGTTCGATAATAAACCACGAACACTCAATCAGGATCAGGTAATTCATATCAAAAACCACGGGGAATCAAGTTTTCGTGGTCGGTCGATGTTAGAGGTATTGAGAGATCAATTGGGTATTGCACTAGCGGCCAGCGATAATGCCGCGCAGGTCTATAGAAACATGAGTTTGCCTGGGGGATTCCTAACATCTGACAAAACATTATCTGAACAAACATACAACCGATTAAAGAATCAATTTGCTGAACGTTATGGTAACGACAAAAAATGGTCTATTGGTATTCTAGAAGATGGATTCAAATACGAACAATTCCAAATAGATCTTGAGAAAACACAATTAACCCAATCTAGAGAATTTTCTATTGCTGAGATATGCCGTGCTTTTGGTGTACCAACTGAATTGATATCTCACCAATCCAAACAAACCCCACAAGATCTAGAGTCAGTTAATAGATTGTTTTATCAGAACTGTTTATCTAAATGGGTTAATGAATTCGAACAGGCCATTAAGTTACATCTGAGACCAAGAAGCACATTCAAATTTAATCCATCTAGTCTGTTATCTGCTGACAAGAAAGCAACTGCTGAAATAGCAAAACAGAACTTTGAGATATGTGCAATAACAATCAATGAGGTTAGACAAGCACAAGGTTTGCCACCTGTTCAAGGTGGAGATGTATTCGCCATAGATACTAATAATATCACTCTAGGCCAATTAACCGACATATCAAAACCATCTAATCCTAAAACGATAAATACAGATAAGGAACAAGATCAAGAATCAGGGGATCAATAATGTCAACAAATGAACAACCAAAATTAGAGAGGAAATATCTAGCCTCTGAATTCAAAATGATTTCAGAAAATGCCGATGAGGGCTATATAGAAGGATATCTAGCCACTTGGGAAATGGATCGAGGTTACGATATTATCAAACGTGGTGCATTCAAAAACACTATTAATGATTTCAAAACCAATAAACAAAGACACTTCCCACTTTGTATAGAACATGAATCTGAAAAGGTTGCTGGCTATTGGGACATTAACACGCTGGTAGAAGACGAAAAGGGGCTTTATGGACGAGCATATTTCAATCTTGAAACTGAGCGCGGAAAAGAGTGGTACTCACATGTCAAAAAGATGCGCGGTTACGGTCTATCAATTGGTTATATAGCCATTAAAAAATCTTGGAAAACCGATGAGATCAGAATCCTCGAAGAATTGGAATTATTTGAAACCAGCTTAGTGGCCGTGTCTATGGGCATAGGTACTGAAATATCTGAGGTTAAATCAATTCGTGATCTCGAACGTGGATTAAAAAACCTTGGATTCTCTAATAGTCAGGCAAAAGAGATAGTCGCTAAATACAAGTCAAAAGATCCCGATAGTGAAGCAATTGTAGATCAAGAAGTATCTGAACAGGAATCCACTGAACAAGAACAAGAAATTAAATCTGAATCTACTGAACGAACTGAACAAACCCCTGTTAGTGAAGTTAAAGAAGATCTCACCGAAATCAAAAATCTTTTATCTCAATTGACCAAGGCTTTCAAATAACAATTGTTCTAAAACGATAAATACATTTAACGAATAAAACAAATCGAATACGAATAACGGGATGTTATTCACGTTCGTCTCGATATTCCGTGGGATGCGGAAATTAACGAGTCATTAAAACCACACTTATTAATAAATCCACGGAATGGAGAAAACTATTATGGAAATAGAAAAACAAATTAAATCAGCGATTGATGCAGCTACTGAAATGAAAACCGCGCATGAAGCTGAAACTAAAAAACTGAATGACGAATTGACCGAGCTTAAAAACGCAGTGCATGACCTTAAACAGGTAAAAACTACTGTTGCAGATACTGAACTGACTGCTGAAGATATTCTGAAATCAAAAGAAATAAAGAAATTCCAAACTGAGATCAAGGCAAAATCAAATGCTATTGTTGACCTTAAAGAAGAAATGAAGGGATTCACGATCGCCGATGGTGATAGTGCTGGCGCATTACTGGAACAAGAACTGGAACGTCAAATATTAGTCCCATTGAAAGATGGCTATTCACTGGCGGCAGCATTGAATATCAGAACTGTATCCAACAAGGATTTTAAACGCCCAGTACAGGTTAATAGTTCGGCTACTCGTTGGGTAGGTGAAAACTCAGATAACGCACCTTTGAATAACACAGGTACTCCAAAATTCAAAATGATTGCGGCTACATGGGGCACTGTAGAGGCATTTCCATATGTAACACGTCAGGCAATGAATGATCAGCATTTTGACCTTATGGCTTTCCTGACTAATGATGTTGCTACACAGATATCAGATTCATTTGGTCAAGCTGTTATCGATGGTGCAGGCGAGAATATCCCTAATGGTATTTTGGCTCACTTCGATGATGGTACTGAATCACTGAAGGTTGATGGTGTTCGCTCAGTAGAACATTATCAATATCTGGAAGCTGCCGCTGATCTTACTGACGAACAGTTGATTGAAAAGCTGCAAGATCTGACCTTGGAAATGGGTTCTAAGTATCTTGGTAGTGCCGCTTTCTGGATGAACCGTAAAATGTTCGCCCGTGTATCACGTATCAAAAATGCTAATGGCGACGCCTTTCTGCAAACAGATCTGAGTAAATCAGCCGCTGGAACGTTGTTTGGATATCCTGTTCGTATTGAGGCACATTTACCAGATTTTGGTGTAGGTTCAATACCTGTTCTATTTGGTGATGTTGTTAAAGCTTTTGAACTAATGGTTCAAGGTCAAAGTTCAATGTTCCAACTGAATCCATACCTTGTACCTGGAAACGTTCAGGTGTACTCAGCACAGGACGTTGGTACATGTATGTATGACTGTAGAGCATTGAAGGGACTGAAAGTCATCGCTGCTTAATTCCTTCTAATAATAAAGAGAAAGCTCACCTCATTTCTGAGGTGGGTGATCTCCACAACAAATAATAATAACCAAACAGGAGGAATCATGATTAGTAGAGTAATCGAAAAACGTTCTTATTATGACGTTGACCTAGATCTAATCAGATCATTCATTCGTGAATATGACGATGATGTGGCACCAGATCAATTTCTACAGACATTATCTGAATCGGCATTTAGTTGGATTGAGCAATACACAAACCGTCAATTGTCAAAAACAATGGTTGAGCTAACCCTCGATAATCCACCTAATGGTTATTTTTTCCTACCATACGGTGAGATCATATCAGTTAATTCAGTGTTGGATAGCAATATCAAATCAATCCCGTATATGTATGACAGTAGCTCAGAACGAATTGCAATTACGGCTAGTGGTTATAGATTACCCGTTAAGGTTCGTTATGAATGTGGATACCTAGCATATACATCAATACCACAGGCTATCCAACAGGCACATTTAATGTTAATTGCCACGATGTATCAACAGCGGGAAGATCAATCACCACTAACAATGTCTAATGTGAATTTTAATATTAAATCACTACTGAATCCATTTCGTTATCATCCAGTATAAGGAGCAAATATGATTGCAGCAGGATCACTCAGAACCATTGTTTATCTAATGCGCCCAGTAGAAGAAAAGGATGAATATGGTTCAATAACGGTTAAATATTTACAAGACAAAAAACTATCGGCACGTGTTAAACATACTAATAAAACCATAGCCAACGATCAGACTAGAGAATATATAGCTGACTCAGTGGAAATCAAATGCAGATATTCACCCACATTAGAATCATTACCGATGGATTATAAAATCAAGATCAAAAATAGACTTTACGATATTGATTCAGTTCAAAATCAGTTTTATCAGAATTCTAGTATTGTTTTTCAGGCAACCTATAGAGAGGAATAATGGGTATTCGTGTAACTGCCGATGTATTAGGCGCTGGGCATTTAATCCGTTCACTCGCTAATATGGCCGATGAGAAAGGCAGAAAATGGAAACGTCAATCATTCATCAAGGCGGGTTATCGAGCATTTAGACCAGTTGTTTATAAAGCCCGAAATCTTGCCCCTAGACGTACTGGAAAACTCAGAAGAAACATTGAATCTACCCGAGGCAATTACAACATGACTGCCAAAGGTAAAGTCAGAAAAGGCAAACACGAATATCATATTGCCACCACACTCAAAAAAACTTGGGATGATAGACGTTATCCATTCATGTTAGAGGCAGGTATTCCAGCAGGATCTTGGGAACGTAAAGCACATTTTAGAAATGGACATTTAGTTAAATCACACACGTATACCAGAACACGTCCCTATAGTGCTGACGCATTCCAATCTAGAGCATTATCTCAGAGTAAAACTCAGGTTGTCAGAATCTTTAAAACCGACCTTGGGAAATATATTGATAAATATGCTGGCACTCAATATAAAACTCTGAGATCAGCATTGAATGCAGATAAGCGAAAACTCAGACAACAGAGACGGAAATCAAAAAAATAAATACATGGAGAGTAGATGTTCAGATTAATTCATTCGGAGGTTCACGCGATTTTATCGGACGCTGTAGATACGAGCGTAGTAAAAATATATCCAGTCATGTATCCAATAAATGAGGGATTACCTGCTATCACCTATACGATGGAAGATGGAACACCTTCACAACGTTCCGTAAATAGTAATGTCCAGACTTCAGAACATTTGTTCACTGTTTTGGTCTTCGGGCGAGACTTTAAACAGTCGCATGATGTTGCTACACAGATAATAAATGCTATCGATGGTAAAGCGTCAACCGCACACAAAATACTGTCCATACAGGTTAATTCAGTAACTGATGGATTCAACCCAGAGAATAGTTCATTTGTTAAATCCATATCGGTTCAGTTTGTAGCCCGAGGATAACAAAACGATAAATACATGTAGGGAACAACTAACCCAGTAATCAATTCATATCAGGAGACAAAATGTCAGGATTAACAGATATAATTCTATCGAACTCAACTAGAGTCTATTTAAATGAGGTAGACGCGATAGACGAATCAACCGCTATCGAGATCGAAAATATACAAGCAATAACGCACCCAGCGTCAACATTAAATATCGTTGAGGTGCCACATTACGCAGAATCCAGCCCCAGAACACTCGTTGGTAATGCTACAGCTTCCACACTCGAATTAACCGTTTCAGCAGATTTTAGTGACAACGGATTCAAATCAATGTTGGACACGTTCAAGCAAAAGGAAAAACGAAAATTCATTGTTAAAGTGGCTGATCCCAGCGATGAAACCAAGGGGCAAGAGTACTGGTTTGTAGGCCGTATTGCCTCGGCTACTCCAGCAGGTGAATTGGACACAGTGATGAACTATAGCTTTTCAATATCAGTCGATGGTGACACCTCAGATTGGGCTGCATTCCAATAATAAATATATAGGGATGTGGGCGAGACAGGTATTTTTATATCTCCATGTTTGGCCTGTTTTGCTCACGTCCCTTCCAAACATAAACAGGGAGAACATATGTCAACAAGAGAACAACTATTAGGATTATCAAAACGAGTTTATAGTTTTGAATTCAATGAAACCACAGTATATTTCAAATTACCAACAGTTAAACAGGCAATGAGTGGCTTTGGTGAAACGGATTACCAAACAAATATGATCCTTGGATTAGTAACTGACTCAGAGGGCAATAATATATTCACAGAGGCGGATCGAGAATTGGTGGAAGAATTACCAGGCAATTTTGTCACGGCATTATTTGAACACATGAGCCGTATACAGAACCAAAACCAATCAAAAAAAGACTAAGGGATCTACACTCGGATCCCCAGAGAAAATTTCTGTTACAACTAGCGATAACCACGGGTTGGACGATTGAACATGTAGAATCACTATCGCGTGATGTGATAATGGATTTACAGGCGCTGAATCAAATATCTCCATATATGTATTACGTTCATTCAAACGAACGTGCTCAAATAGCCTCTTTCATATTCAATAGTAATGTTAGTAAAAAACAGAACATGCTTTCTAGCTCTGATATATTCCCGTATATCGATCAAGATCTGCCACGAGAAGCAGACCTTCCACAACTGGTAACACTCAGGTCAAAAATAAATGAATTGAATGTAATACCAGACCAAACGATAAAACAGAAACATCAAGATTTTCTATTAACCAAAATCAGGGAAGAAATAGAAATACAGCTCACGGATGAGCAACCAGATCAATATCTATTATCCGAGTTAATAAAATATCGTGATCAATTGTCTAAATAATATTACTGGCGATCCTATGTGGTCGCCTTTTTCTTGTCTGATACAAAACTAAAAATTGCTAAATACATATATAGAATAATTATAATGGAGTTATCCGAATGTCTCAGGATCTATCACGATTAAATGTGTCACTCGTGGCTGACACAGTTGAATATGTGCAAAAACTTAAGAAGGCCGAAAAACAAACCAAAAAATCAACTACCGATATGTCAAAAACTACCACAAAAATGGGTGGTGCCATTGGCATGGCCGCAGGGGCAGCAGTTGCCTCTTTGGTTGCGTTGGGAACTGCCTATGTCGGTATGGTTAATCAATCAGTAGCTGCTAGACGTGAACAAGATCAATTAGCCCGAGCGGTAAACCTATCATCCAGAGATTTGGGTAATTCGGCTAAAATGTTCCAACAGGCTGGAATAGATGCCAGTAAATATACCGATATTATAAAAGATTTAAGTGATAAAGTCGGAGATTTCGCTATTACTAGTGGAGGCCCACTGGTTGATCTATTCGATGCCCTCAAAGGTAAATCAGATCTGACATTATCAGAACTTCAGAAATTATCTGGTGAGGACGGATTGATCCGAGTTAAACAGGCAATGGATGACGCCAATCTATCAATGAAAGATCAGATATTTCTTATGGAATCAATATCTGGTGATGCCTCAAAACTTATCCCAATACTAGGCCAAGGTGCCGACGAAATAGCTAGACAGCGTGAAGAATACGAAAAACTGAATGCAACGTTGTCTTCCACGACTACCCAATCAATGACATTAGCACAGGACGGTTTTAGTTCATTGTGGAATAACATTAGTGTGTTTGTTACTGAGGGAACTGCTGGGCTATCTCAAATTGACGGCATATTAAAATCTATCAATGAAACCATTACTGGGAAAACCAATGAATTCAAAAATGAAAACCTACTGGCTGATCCCACTGGTTCATATGACTCAGTTAGAGAGACATTTACAGGAACTGCTGCCGTTGATGATTACAAACGTGAATTAGACGAGGCTACCGAATACGCAATAAAAAAACGTGCTGAATTGGTTGAACGTATTAATAGTGGGGCACCTAAAGGTTATCTTTTAGTCGAGGATGTAAAACTATTAGACAAACGATTAAAACAAATAGAATTCATTCAAAAAAATCTTGAAATGGATAGAAAAAAATATGCTGACTCTGAGGCGGTTTCATCCAATCTTGAGGCATATCGAAACTATCCAAACCAGTTAAAGAAACGTGCCGATGCATTAAAACAACAGGCTGATTTTGAAAAGAATTTGGGGATCCTATCAGCAGACACAAAACGTAGACTAGCCGATCAAGAAATATTAGAGCAGGCCAGAGTATTAGACGAAATGAAAATTTCTAATGAGGAAAAACTTTTACTCACTGAACAATTTATGGCTAACCAACAGGCAATATATGACAAATACAATGCACTAGATGTTTTTGGTAATGCCCCTAAAAAGGATAATTCATCTGGTATTGGATTACCCACAGATACAAATTCAAATTCAAATACAAACACAGATTCAACACGCTCTTTTGAACTTGGTTCAGATATGAATCCATTACTGGATTCGGAATATGCCGATTATATCCTGCAAAAAAATGAACAGGAGCTGGTGTGGAATCAGGAATTATTAGATCTCAAACAGGCTCAGAATACTGCCTACTATCAAAAACTACTGGCGACTGACGGATTGTCATATGAGCAACGTCTAGCACTAGCCACAGAATATAATCAATCCCGACTTGATATTGATTCAATGTTTGGTCAACGCCGAGAGGAACAGACCAGCAAAACAGAGGAAGCCAAAAACAATCTATTGAAAAAATTTGGACTTGAGGCGTTCAATGAGAAAAAAATACAGGCTATATCAGAGGCACAAATCAATTTACAGGAAGGTTTATCCGAGGCATGGAGTAAATCATTTCCTATGAATCTAATAGAGGCGGGAATGGTCACCGCGAATTTCGGCTCAATCATGGCATCAATGGCTGGTATTCAATTCGGTAAGGCACACTCAGGTATTGATTCTGTTCCAGGTGGTCGATTTGATGAATCCACATGGCTACTTCAAGGTGGCGAACGTGTTGTAAAAAGGTCAGACAATAAAATGCTGACCAAAATGTTATCTGACTATCAAACAGGCTCTAATTCAAATCCCACATCAAATGGTGATGTTAATGTCACATACAATTTTAATCAACCAGTTACCTCAGAGGAATGGTTACAGAAAGAACTAGTTAAAAACAGATCCCAAATAGCTGGACTAGTAGCCAAAGAGGAAAAGGTATATCCATCCAGAAAGCGATAAATACCTGTAGAGAATAATACATAATGGAGAACGTATGGCACAGCCAGCAATATGGAACATCACTCTAACTAGAGGTGACTCATTAAACAGGAGATTATCGTTTTATTATCAAGATGCAAGCACGGGTGAACGCCGTTCAATGGATCTTAGTAATAAAAACATAATGATTAAGGTAAAATATCATCCCGCCGATGAGGAAACAATAGACATTCCATTAAACCAAACTACAGAGGAAATGTTAAAACAGGGCAATATATTAGTTAAATTGACCTATGAACAAATAGAGGAATTATTCAATAAAGATGAATATGATTCTGAATATATATACAGTCTACAAATGGAAGAGAAGGATCATCCTGAATATACTAGAACCACTCTGGTGAAAGGAAAAATCAAAATATCTCAAAACTACGCTAGTAATTAAATATGGGGGACACGGATGTCAACACAAATAGAAATAATAATTGAGGATTTAAACCTAAATGATCCTGATCTGATAGAAACAAACTTGGAAATTATTGCAGCTACCTATGATTTTGCCCCAACCATGATCAAAGAACTTTATGATCTGGATCACCCATATTCAATAGAGGATGCTGGTAAGGCGTTGGTAGTAGACGAATATGGATCCAAGATCAGTTATTCAGACAAGATAGCTCGATCTGGCACTGCCGATCAAATGAGTGGTATTCGTTCATTCTCAATTAGTGGGGATGCTTCAGGTCATCTAGAAACTGACTGGAGTGAAGATTCAAACCTGACAAATAACATTGAGCTATCTGTAAACTACGCCACAGAATCAGATTCATTTAAAACACCTAAAACCATTCGCGTTATTGGTGATGCCTCGGGTGAGATCCAGACAGATTTCAAAAACATCAGTGATCTAGACATACACGTTAAAAACTCAGACACAGCCGATAGTTTAACATACCCTAGCACGGTTCGTTATAACGGGGACGTAGAGGCAGAACTAGTAGATTTTGATGGTTCACAGGATCATTTGGTATCAATGCACGTGTACCGTTCAGATTCAGCGGATAAACTGACACACAATGTTGTTATTAACACTACACCAGAATCAAAAATACAGGGTCAGATTAATCTAGATGATTTATCTGAGGATGGTTATACCGCTAGTTTCACAGTCGAGGACTACGGTCATAAACACACTATCTCAGAAGTTGACGATTTATCAGAAGAAATAGCGAGAATAGACAACACCATAAAAACAAATGATGAGGCTATTCGTTCGGAATACGTGGCAAAAATTGATACCACTAGATTAAATGTTTCTGGGGATAGTACAGGCACAGTTTTATATAGTGCAGGTGATAACGAGATCAATCTAACATTGGATGCTCAGGATTACACAGTTAGGTCAAGACAAGATCAAATCGATCAATTACCTGAAGATCTTGATTCAATTCGTTCAGATAAAATCTCACGTACTGAATCTGTGACATATACACTAGAGGGTGGTGTGACTGGTACTGTTACAGCTACTGCTGATTCAGATGTCACTATACAAACCACAGTTACAGACGATAGTCACCAGCATGGTTTATCTACGTTGCCCGAGGTTCAACAGGCATTATCGGATTTATCTGAACAATCAGATGCTGATTTTGTTCGTAAAACTACTAGCGAAACTATTAAATTAGTTGGTGACGTTAGTGGATCAGTGACAGCTACTAAGAACGATTCAGAATATTCTATAAATGTTACCGTAAAGGACGATTTGCACAACCATGTAATCGATAATATCGACGGTCTACAAACTGAATTAGATAGTAAAACAAATAACACTGATCCAACTACATATAGATTAATTGGTGATGTTCAAGGTGAACTTGTATCTGATAAAGGTGCGGCAGTATATGAAATATTAACTAGTGTTCAGGACGATTCACACAATCACACGGATATAAACACTCTACCAGCAGCTAAACAGGCAATCGACTCATTATCTGAACAAGTTGAAACTGATTATGTTCAGAAAATTTTACCACTCAATTTAATCCTCGGTGGTGATGTTGATGGCTCATTTCAGGGGACGCATTCAGATTCAAATATCAATTTAACCGTGACTGTTAAGGATAATTTACATAATCATATCATTGATAATGTCGACGGATTGGCAGGAATAATTCAATCAATTAATTCATCACTTGTTACATTAGATGAAAACAAAGTTAATAAAACCCATAAAATAACCATCACATTAGACGGTGATACTAAAGGAACATTAATTTTAGATCTAGATTCAAATGAGGCTACCATAACCACACGTACCGAAATTGATGCTAATAGAATCATATCAGGTATTATCTCAAATGACCGTCTAAACAAGGCCAATAACACGGGTGGATACGGTATTGTTACCCTGACCGATAATACAGACTCACTATTGTCTAACGTTGCAACCACTCCAAAGGGTGTTAAAACGTTGGTAGATAGTAGATTCAATGATCTCGAAACACGTAAAATAGATAAATCCGTTATTGGTCAGGCTGGCGGCATTGTTCCATTAGATAGTAACAGATTAATTGATCCTGCATATCTACCAGATAGTGTAGATGAAATTCTAGAATATCCTACACGTGAGGATTTTCCAGAACTTGGGAAAACTAAAAAAGTATATATCGCACTTGATACTATGTCTAGCTATAGATGGTCTGGTAGTGTTTATGTAAAACTTAACGATGCGGTATCCACTGCTGAAACAGCTACTAGACTAGAAACCCCTAGAAAAATTAACAATGTTAGTTTCGATGGGACAAATGATATCAATATAAACCTGAACAACACGATTCAATCAGGATCGGGTATAGCCGCATTCTCATTCAATGGTTCACAATCGAGATCTATTAGCGTTGATTCAACAGTGGTTAGAACCAGCGACCCTAGATTGACTGACAAACGTGATCCTAATGCACATGTTCACCCAATCAGTGATATCACTGGATTACAATCATCGCTGAATAGCAAATTTGATAAATCAGGTGGAACGGTAAACGGCAACGTAATCATTGATGGAGGTAATTTAAAAATAACAACAGTCGATGATTCGGAAACATGGCTACGATATGGTAATGATACCAACACAAACGCCAATGAGGTAGGTTTCAGAATTGGCGGCGTCGGTGCCAGACCAACACCCGATCTTGTTGTTCGTTATGGTCCCAATGAACCAATATTTAGGCTGAAATCCACAGGAGAACTGACGTTAACAGGTAATTTAAATATAGGTTCAAGTCGCCTGAAAATCGAGGGCAAAGATGTGATTGGCGTTGCTGGGGCGTTGACTAGATTCGGTGATGCTTCTGGTGGTTCGGCGGTCAGAATTATATCGAACTCCGCAGCGAATCTATCTATACAGGTCGGGTCGAATTTATACAAAATATATAACGAGGGTTCTAAACCAACAGCTTCTGAGGTGGGCGCAGTCAGTAAATCAGGCGATACGATGACTGGTGACCTGACTGTGACTCGGGGAGGGGGCGCTGAACTAAAGCTAACTGCTATCGATAACGGCTCGGCTCCCAGCATGACTGGACAAATCGTCATAACTGGATACGGCACGAGGGGGAAAGGGACATTTTATAAAGATAGTTCGATAACAGATGAGTGGTTCTCTGGTGTTCCATACTCAGCACTACATAAACAATTCTCCATTGGGTACTCTAGCACAGGTGCGCAATCAGAGTACGTCGCGAACCTATTATTTACAGTCAAGTCAGATGGTACTCTACTAGCTGGAAATAACAGGATATACCATCAGGGGTATAAACCAACAGCTACGGATGTCGGATTATCAAATCTGAGTAAAACTACAGTCAATGCACTCAGGATCACCTCGGATTATGGTTATACTAATATCGGTATGATGAACGGGACATGGACTCATTTCGAAACCAATTCGGCCAGTGGATTTTATTTTCAAGGAGCAGTTCGTGCAGCAACATCGCTGGTTTCACAGGACATTATTGCTAACGGGACGTTGAATGTCTCTGGAACTACTACGCTGAGGGATGTCTTTGCTAGACGTGGGTTGTTTACAACTATTGGGCTGGAGTATGGCTCAGGAGCGATTGAGATACGCGGCGGCGGGAGTGCAGACCCCTCTCTATACCCTTCAATCGGGTTCCACCAACCTGGAATTTATGGCGGTTCGTTACAACAAATTAACTCCAGAACCTTCGCATTTCGTGACATAAACAACAACGATTTCAATGATTTAGAAATTCGAGATTTGCGTTGTAGAAACACGTTTGCTAGTGCTGCGGTGGCGGCTACATCGGCTGGATCAGGCGCTAAATTGCTGGCGACCCGTTCCGACAGTGATGGAAACATCAACATTGCATTTATCGGACCAAACACAACGACGTATCTTGGTAGAACATCAGACGGGCATATAGCATACGGAACTAATGGAGACATAACAGGCTCTGGTAGCAAAATATACTCAACAACTAACAAACCGACATACAGCGATGTGGGTATAGAAGACCGCGAGTTAGTGCGGGGCGTTTATCTGGGGACTGCCAATCTAAACGACCTTTCGGACGGCGGTTTTTACTACCAAACACAGAACATCGACGCTACGCCTGAAAGGAACTACCCAAGCGCAGCGGCAGGTAGTTTGTTTATCCAGCGGGCGGCGGGCGGCGTTACGCAGACATACACCACGTATCCACCAGGCGCTAACCGTGTCTACGTTCGTAGTAATTACAACGGTGCTTGGGGGCCGTGGGTACAAATGTACTCGCAATTTAACAAACCAACTGCCTCGGACGTAGGCGCAGTGGCGAAAGCTGGCGATACTATGACTGGTAATCTGGCGGTTGTCGGCTCTGTAGAATCGAACACGGGTTTTTATAGTGATTTGGCGGCGAATTTTGGCGGATCGTGGACGCACACTAAAAAGGGGCTGATTGATATCAGTGGAGGCAACGCAACCCAAGCTTACACAATATGGTCATTAGAAAATGGTTCTGGGGTTAAGATGAAGGCGTTGGGTGGTAGCGGAGGGCTGGCGAGATTATATACGTCTGCTACCAAATATACCACATTTGCAGACACCTACATAGAATCGCCAGGGTATATCCACCTAAATGACGGACATATCGAGAGCCTAAGTGGAGGCCATTACGGCAGTCACGGCTCAATATCAATTAGTGGGACCAAAGGTAATTATGCTGGTATCCATTTCAATTCAGTGAATCGAACATTGATGATTGGAGGGGGTGTTCAGGGCATTCATGACGGTACTAATTGGCAATGGTATTTCAGCAATGGGACATTAACTGCGGGAACTGTACCGTTCGCGCGTGTTAGTGGAAATGTCCCATGGGCGCGAATAGATAATAAATCGGTTCAGTCAACTCGCTGGCCTACGTTTGAAGAGATAACTGGAAAACCTGCTCAATCAACTCGCTGGCCTACGTTTGAAGAGATAACTGGAAAACCTACAACGTTTACCCCTAGTGCTCATACTCATGGTGGGCACGATATTAAAACATTGGGTAATCGATTAACAGTTAATAATGATGGCAGTATCGTTAAAAACTCAACCGCACACCGAAATGCTGGTATATATGGGATATACGATAGTACGAAGTTTGACCAGATCTGGTCAATGGGAGAGGCATATAAAATTGCTCCAGATGGATCATCATTGAATAATCTATATGGGCTGGCATACGGATATGAGGGTGCTAACGCCAATTATAGTGGTGGACACCAACTATTTTGGGTTAATAACGGACAAATTAACGTTGCGTTAGGATCAGGTGGGGTGTGGACACGTTCAAACATGAGTGCGTATTCTGATATCAGAGTTAAAACTAATATCGAGAAGATCGACAATGCTCTAGATAAAATCGTTCAAATAGGTGGGTACACATATACCAGAACTGACCTAGAGGATACTGAGACTAGACATTCAGGTGTTATTGCTCAGGAAGTTCAGAAGATATTACCTGAGGTTGTTAGTGAGATCAGTGATGGTAATAACGGAACTCACTTATCGGTTAATTACTCTGGTATTATCCCACTATTAATCGAGGGTATTAAAGAGCAGAACACTCTTTTAGAAGAGCAAAAAACTCTAGTAGAAGATCAATCAAACGAGATAGAAAATCTTAAACAAGAGTTAAACACTCTAAAAACCCTAATCAATAGTTTAATCAATAAATAACGGACATTAGGTCTACGGTCAAAAACGGTTGGTTTATTCTGACCGTGAACGACCGTGGATCAATGTTTCTCAAATATATCAGGGGAGAATAATAATGACATTACCTTCAACGGGCACAATAACTGCTGCCATGATAAATACCGAGCTAGGTCGATTGTCAAATGCACCATTCGATATTAATGGCCTAGAAGAACGCGAGCTGGCGGGTAAACCAACTGGAGCTATATCATTCAGTGATTTCTATGGGAAAACGTCAACGGTCATATGGTCTGGACTGGTTGGGATGGATTCATGGGCTGGTATAAATCGTTATGGATGGGACAAAGGAACGTCGCCGATAGGTGTTGATTACACAAATGAATTTAAATTACGTGGTGTGATAGTTAATGTACATACGCTATATGCTAGATATGGATGGATTCAAAACGGAACCGATCCTGACACGTTTGAGCCTATTCCACCTACTGAAATATGGGCGGGAAATCTTCGTTTTGTGGGATTGTTAACTGCAACAATTAAAATAAAAATTGGTGGATATCCCGAACTAGTTTTAGGGCAATGTGCGCCACTTTCAGGAAGTACGACACATTCAGGTATTAACTTCTCAAAGGAAATATGTGAGAAATTATATAACCAACTAAGACCCAATCACGGATCCAAAATTGATATTTATATTACTGCATATTAAAACATAATTCATATGATTTGATAAATACATGAGAGGGAAATTATACCCAATATTCCACCACAATCATAGGAAAAAATCATATGGACAAAAAAATATCATTTATCAAAGATCTCGTAACTCTGGTTCTATTAATTGGGACATTATTGGTTGGATCATATATATCATTTAAAGAAAATGACAATTTGAGCAATCAAAAAATATCTCAAATCCAAATCGATGTTAAAGACATTAAACGCGAGTTACCTACATTACGTGTTAAATTAGATAAAAATGTTTCTGATATAGGATTATTAAAACATCGTGTTGATAATCTCAGTAAACAAAATGAAGAAACAAAACAATGGAGGGAGGATTTGATCCGTGTTCAGGAGCAAAACAAACAAATTGCGGCATCATTGGATCGTACTAGTAAAAAATTGGATGAAATAACCGCCAGATTAGACAGGTGGGGTAAATAGGGGAATGTATGGGATGGATAACTGGATTATTACCGTTCGTTAAAACTATTTGGTTTAGTTTCTTTGATAGTCCTGAGATTAAACAACAGAAAGAAGTTGCTCGACTGGAAATGGAAAAATTAAAACTAGAAAATCAGATCAAACTAGCCAACGCTGAAACCGAGGCGAAGATTACACAGACATTGAGAGATGCGGATGCTATGAATCATGCCGATCTAATAGTATTGAAGGCACAAGAACGAACATGGAAAGATGAACTAATCGTATTAGTGATCCTCGGAATTGTGGTTAGTGTGTTCATTCCACCATTGCAAATATATGTGATATCTGGTTTTGAGGCATTATCTCTTTTACCTATTTGGTTTCAGTTATCATTAGGGGCAATTATGATCAGTGAAATGGGATTACGTCGAATGTTTATTCTGTTGCTAGAGAGATATGGCGACCGAGTATTGAAAAAATAATGGAGCGATAATGTATGAGTGCAAACATTTCAAAATATACGAGTTAGTTGATCGTCAAACATATACGGATAGAGGGGATCGTGCATGGCAATTATTCAATCCTCGATTGTTAGAATTATTGGATCAGTTGCGTGAGCTATTTGACGCACCTATAACGGTTAATACGTGGAAATGGGGTGGTCAATTTGAAAACAGAGGATTGAGAACTAGTGCTAGTCCGTATTATCGGCCATATTCACAACATTCATTTGGTAGGGCGGTTGATTTTGATGTTAGGGGATTGTCTGCTGATCAGGCACGTGAACGGATAATTGAGTGGTTCAATGCTGGTTTATTAGAGGTCGATTCAATCACATTAGAGCTAGGTGTAAACTGGGTACATCTAGACATACGGAATGCAAACGGACTGAATACATTTTATCCGTAAATCGATCTGGATTCCGACTGACGGAATTCATTTAGGTCATTTCTGGCACCTCAAAACTATTGTTAATATATATATATAAATAAAAGATGAGGTGCCAGAATCGCCGTTTGTAGCAATCAAAAACTACTCACAAAAACACTCAATCAATCCATTTCGATAAATACCTATATAGAACACATAGAGGGAAAATAAAAATGAACATAATTGATTGGGACTTCACCAAATACCCCATACATGACCTAACACTAACATCTAACAATCCTGTATATCAAAACACCTCGTTAAATTTAAAAACAACCACCCGAGCACGTAATCTCAACCAGATCCAATTAGATTTCAGCCTGACGGTTGGAGGCTATGACAATATTAGATCATTACATGGATGGCTCACAACTGTTACGAACGGTAAAAATCTAGTGAGAATGAGATTAGGGGGAATCTTCTCTAATCCTACTATCACTAACGTAAACACAACCGTAGCCAAAAACACAGGTGCCGACCGTATATCATTAAACAGTAATTCCATCGTTGGCGCAGGTTCGTATTTTAACCTCGCAAACGATACCAAACTGTATCAGATATTATCCGATATTCGGGTTGGGGAAGTGGCTATATGGCCACCATTAAGAATCTCACTTCCCAATGGCTCACCACTTGGTTTTACTAACCCCTACATAGTGGGCGAGGTGACTCAAACCAGTTATCAAACCCAACAGACCGAACAAGGTTTAATTGCCACGGTGACTCTATCAATAATCGAAAAACTATAACGGGAGAAAGAATGATTGCCATATGTGTACTAATACTAACCAATGACCGTACCACTATTGCCCTAACTAATGCCCCATATGACGTAAATGTGGCGGGTAAAAGTTACCAATCAGTGGGTGAAATCCTAGAGATATCCGAGGCCAAAAATACTCAGGAACTGGCAACACAGGGAGTTACAATATCATTAAATGGATTGTCAACCATCAACGACATAGTGGGTAGAGATGCCCTATTAAACGCTCCCATTGACATTCTAATAGCAGATATTCCCGACGGTAGTGACAGTACTAACAATTTCTCATATTACCATAGGGGCTACTGTGGAGAGGTACAGTTCGCAGTTGAAAATAATGGTTATGTAGCCTCAGTAGAAACCCAGTCAGTATTCAAACAACTAGATAAAAAGGCTTCACTTATGGAGACGAACACGGCCACCCATCAAACCCAACATTCGGGTGATTTATTCTATCAATATGCCGTAGAGGCGGGACTAGGAACAAACGAGGAAACATGGAAATCATAAAGGGAACGATAGAGAACCCCACTGAGGGAACGATAGAGAACCCCACTGAGGGAACCCCCAGAGTAATGGAGTGAGAATGAATGAGAAACAATCGGCGCATCTATTCAACACACTAAACGAATATAATAATCAACCTTTGGAATATGGTAAACGGGATTGTCATTTACTGTTTTTAACCGTTTACCAATATACGGACATAATGTCCAAGGTGAAAAACCGTTATACGACAATACGTGGAGGCTTGAGAGTAGCCAGTTCATTGTTTAACAACGGTCGAATACCTTATAAGAACTTAGATCAAATACTAGAGCATGATTTCCGTGAAATTGATACCAGCGGTTATTTACAATTAGGGGATTGTGTCTACAACCGTGAATCTCACATTATGGGCATTGTTACCTATGATGGAATATTCATGGCTACATTAGAGGATAATTGTTTTACGTTAAACACGTGGGACATTATGGATAAAAATGTTTTGAATGGATTCAGGGCATTTAGAAAAATAACAAAATAACATGGAGGTTTAATTTATGGCAGGATATGGTGCCGTTATTTGGCAGGTTGTGATTGCGTTGGGTAGTATCGCATACTCAATGAGTCAAAAACCAGATATAGATAGAGAAGACAAAGGCGTTAACGTTACCAAACGAGGGGCACAAAACCCTAAATCTGTAATGTATGGGCGGGCTTTCATTCCAGGCACATGCATTTATACCAACATACGTGACGATAAATCTAATGTCATGTTAAATGTCTTCGATCTTGGTATAGGTAAATCCACATATATCCATCAATTGTACATTGACGATAAACCCGTTTTATTTGGTGATCATAATATTGTAACAGATCCCAATAAACCCAACGATGGATTCTTCGGTAATAAACCATATCAAATTAGTGGATCTAATGTTGTTTATAACGGGCAATTAACTGATGATTTTGCCGATCAATGTATTGTTCAATTCCGAAATGGATCTGACTCTGAACGTGCCTTGGAAATGGCGATACAGGAATCGGATGGTGAATGGACTACGAGCCACCGAGGTGACAATGTTACGCAGGTGGCAGTTAGATCTTTACGAATAACCGATGGTAGCGCGGTTATTGTCAGCGAGAGATATAAACTAGTTGCCGATGTTAGTGGTGTTGCCGTATATGATCCACGAACTGGTAATACTCAATGGACTGATAATGCCAGTTGTTGCATTTTGGACTATCTATTGAATTCAGAATATGGACTAGGGATCCCAAATGAATACATCGATATGGACAGTTTCGCTAATATGGCAAACTTCTGTGATGCCAATGGACTAAAAATTAATGGATGGGTGAATACTGGGGAAACATACGGAAAAGTTTTGGAGCAACTATTATCCAGTTGTGACGGTTCACTAGTTATTGAGAATGGTAAACTTCGATTGAAAATAATAACACAGGGAGTTTCCAAACATTCATTCGATGAATCTAATATAATTGGTGCATTAAACCTAACGGATAACAGTGGTTCTAATTATTATAACTGTGTAAAGGTTAAATATCGTTCATATCAAAACAAATATGAACAGGATACCTATGTACTACCAAAAAACCAACAGACGGATCCCACAATTCAACGAGATGGCTATATAAAAACACGTTCGTTAGATATGCCGTTTTCAGTTGATGGTTTCGAAAACAATCCATTGGACGGAACTGTGAATGTAAATGGTTCGGTTAAATGGATGGCAAACCGTTTGTATATGCGTTCAAAATATCAGCAACAAGTTCAACTCAGTTGTGATCTATTAAAATACCCATTACTAATTAATGATATAATTACCGTTAACCATCCATTGTATACATTAACAACCAATGATTTTATTGTCACGTCGGTATCAGTTAGTTTGGAACAACAAAATTTTGGTGTTGCTACAATCAAGGCTTTGGCCTATCACCCTGATTTATTTTTATCTAATATTGATGGATGGACGGGTAAACCCACTAGACCAATAGAACCATTGTCTCCACCTTCTGGATTACAATTTATCACTAGTGCTACGGATGGTTTGAGTTATTTTGGGAAATTGACTTGGGATAGTTCATTTTATTCTAATACTCGCTCATTTGATATCGAATATAAACTCAGTTCGAGAACAGATTGGACATATCTCGGTAATACCAAACAGCGAGAATATTTAATCAATGGATTGTCACCTGATAGATATGATTTCAGGGTTAGAACATTGGATGTTTACCGTGGCTCCAGCAAATGGACAACATTAACTAACGTTCAGATCGCGTCAACAATAACGCTACCACACGTTAGGGGTGTTACTGCCACCAGTGCTACTAACTCAATTGATTTCAGTATTAAATGGGACGATATGAGTGATTATGATTGTCAGACCGTTGATCCTAGTTCACCGAATAAACCAATAACTGGTAAGGTCAAAGACGTTTTCAAACATTATCGTGTTGATGTTTTCCATTTACAAAATGGATCATGGGTATTAAAAAACAATTATACTACCACGGGAACTAATTTTAATTATTCTTTCGGTGAGAATCAAAAAAATGGTTTAAACCGTAATATTAGAATGGTCGTATACATTGTTAGTAAAACTGGTGTAGTTAGTCCATATAATGCGGTTAGTGGTCTATCGTTGAATAATCCTCAAATGGGATTAACCCAAATAAATGATAGTATTGGTGAATTTGGTACTTGGAAAATAAACTGGTCAATATCTACTGGCAACGATGATTACAAAGCCACTCAAATACATGTGGGAACGTCAAGCAACTTTACACCAAGTGGTGCAACGTTATATACCGAAATTGCGGGTACACAATTGGTTTATCAACTACCCGATGGAATAGATAGCCAATATATAAAAATTGGTAGTTATGATGTGTTTGGTACTGACGGCATGGTGTTTAGCAATTCGATTAATGTTACTAGAACCAGTATTGACGATTATTTACCAGATCTCAGTGATCAATTGTCTGATCTGAACAAACCCGAGGAATCAGTAACTGATACAGGACAACACACAATAATAGTGGCGAGTCCAAACAAACGAAATACCACAGGCATAGGTCTATGGGCTGCCGATGATGGAACTAGTGACGTTATTCTATCAGGCGATCGTATCATGTTTGCTACAGGTGGTAGGGCAGAATGGTCTAGTTCACTGGCATATAGTGTCGGTCATATTGTGAGCATGGGTGTATATCCAAATAGGAAACTCTATCGCTGTATTAGAGCACATACCAATGTTATGCCACCAAATACCACATATTGGGCATTATATAGCAATAACCCAGATCAGGCGGCGTTCTATTTGGATTCAGCAGATCAAAAAATGTATATTCGTAATGCCATGATTCAGGATCTAACAACTGAAAACATTCTGACTAATTCTCTAACGGGGAATGAGTTTACTGCGGTATTACGAATAACCGCAGGTCAGGGGCATAATATTGTGGCAATGTCTGGAAATGGGGACGCTTCAGGTACTAAATACCGCCTATGGGCGGGTAATAGTCTAGCGGCCAGTGCGCCATTCTCAGTCACTCAGGATGGAACATTAACGGCCACCAAGGCAAACATTACGGGATCCATTAACGCAACTAGTGGCAGTTTCACTGGAAGCATTAACGCAACTAGTGGTAGTTTCACAGGAACAGTCAACAGTCAAAATGCCGATATCAAGGGCAAATTAGTGGCAACTAGTGGCGAACTCCAAAACGTTGTTATACGTGAAAACTGTACGATACTCGGAACATTGGATGTCGCTAACCTAACAGGTGACGTTGTTAAAATCCTAGAATTTGACGTGTCCCAAATGTCGGGTATTAGAGGTAAAACACAGGTTGGTACTGTATCAATTCCCTATGACAAATATCAACGATGGTTACGCATAGATGGTCTGTCTATGTATGGATTCGGTACTGGTTATATTTATTTTAATGTTAGTGGAATCAGTGAAACTCAACGTTCGTTCAAAATCGCAGATAAATACGCTTCGGTAGGAACAGTGCAGTACCCTATATTCTCTGGGACCACATCACCAGGACATCTAGTGCAACTACCAGCGGGTTATTCAGGATCGTTATCCGTATCACTCGAATGTCCAGGCACTGGTAAACAAATCGATCAACTCTATCAACAGAACGTGTCATGTCAATTATGGCTGCGTAAATAACTATAAAAACAATATAGGGGATCCAGATAAAGGATCCCTTTTTGTTACTGGTGTTACTGAGTTGTGATTAATGTGAATATCTCAGAAAAACAATTTTTTATGTGCCTGTGTGTATTATGACCAAATCGACTGTTATCATTCCCATATCGAAACAAAAACACTAACCCTATGGAAATAAAAACATGACTCAAACAGAGAAATTGCAATCAACGGTAGAGATCCTATCTGGTGGTAAACGCGCATTACGTTTAATGCTGGACGAGAAAAAAATCATGGATCCAGATGAGCACGACCCTAATGGTTATCACTGGTTGGTTAACGTTCATAACCTAATCGGTTCATTAATCGAGGATATCCAGATCGAGGAACGGCAACGCATAGAAAAAGAAATTCGCGCATTGGCGGCACTTGGGGGGTTTGACATTCAGATCCTGACTAAAGAAGGCAAACGACTACGGAAACCTAAAACACCTAGTGGGACAGGTGAGAAGGTGTTGATAGAAACCAAAAGGGGCGAATTTGTGATTAAACAGAAACGTGGATCAACTCCAAAAGATCTACAGTCGATACTGAAATCGGGGATCAAACACAAAACGCCATTAATGCACCATTCTGATAGGTATGATGTTGGTGTAATCAGTGCTGGACAGGCACAGGACGTTATTAACAAACTCAAACTAGAGGAATTTTAA